ACACGTTTACCCATCAAATTACCACGAATACGGCCATTCTTACTATTCAGACGACCCATGATACATTGAAGAGGACGACCTGATCGCTGTGCCATCGGAACCGCGCCCTTGACCTTATTGTTTACAATCATGGCAATGAAATATTGGAGAACAGTCGTCATGCCTTCAATGACATTCGGTGATGCATTAGAATTCAACTTGTCCATAAGATCGCGATTGGTCTTGATAATATTACTGTAAATATGTGTCAAATCATCCTCACTTCGTTGTTGCGCGTCGTGCTTGACAGATGGACGCACTGCAGGAGGAGGAACAGGGAGAACTTGACAAATCATCCATTCTGGACGGGACCAAATTGGACTAAATCCCATGAAATTAATATCTTCATCAGAAATACGCTTGAAAATTTTTAATACGATTTCTGGAGTAAGACGAATATTGATTTTTTTATTTTCAGCAGCACCTTCGGCGTCAATGTTTTCCCAAATTGCAAAAAGCGAGGCCATTCCTTCCAGTTTTACTTTGTCTGGTTGTTTGCAACCACAACCATCTTCTGTTTTGTCGCCACAACGCTTAACTTTTGCTGCAAGACAGGTTACGTAGTCCCAGCGTTCATCTGATGTGAATTGATTGATATGTGAATGATTATTTTTATTGATCAATAATTTACTACATTTGAAACAGACACAACGACATATTTTCATAATTTCTTTAATATGTTGTATGAAGAATACAGGTCTTGCTAATTCGATGTGACCAAAGTAACCTGGTGTATCGATGTAAGTATACCCATCTGTAGGACAGATGATACCTGGTTCTAAAACACCCATTCTTGGATCGAAAAGACCTCCTACTACTGGCTTATTGTTTATGTATGTGTCACGTGATGTGACCTCTACTACGGAATTCTTACGAATTTCTTCCGGAGATAACATACAAAACTGTACGCCAATAATTTTAGAAGGAGGTTTCTTCTCGTTTGTCTTCAATTGTTGTAACGACATCTCTAACCTAATATATATTATATGATAATTTTTTATATTGTTTGAAGATCAATTTTTTAACGGAAAATTTTTGTCGTATTTCTAAACTGAATTATTATGTAAATAAAGTTCTCAAAATAAAAAATTGATTTCGAAAAATACAATTAAATTATTGTAATTATTTAAACGTATCTTGCTTTTATTAATAAACCATGCCAAAATCTGTCGTCGATCTGAAACAAAAGTCAAGGGCCGCTGCTGCCAAAAAAAATAAACTTCGTAAGACAAAGGATGATTCAGATAGTGATGAAGATATTTCTTTAAGCGAAGAAGACGATGAAGATGTATACGAAACATGCAGTGATACTTCCGATTCATCTTTTGTACCTATTACCAAAAAGAAGAAGAATAAAAAGGTCATTATTGAAGAGGAGGATGAAGAAGATGATGATGAAGAGGACGAGGACGAGGAAGATGATGATGAAAGTGATCATAAATATCGTAAGAAATTCAAAGAATTTTTATATCAAATATTTCCATCCAATTATTCAAAGAAAAGATTAGAAGAAGAAGAAGAGGATGACGAAGAAGAAGAAGAAGAAGAGGATGAGGAAGAAGAACCAAAACGTAAAAGATCAAAATCCAAATCATCAAAAAGTAAATCTAAGTCATCCAAATCAAAACGTCGTGTTGTAGAAGAAGATGACGAAGAAGAGGAAGAAGAGGAAGATGATGACGAGGATGCTGGTCAACTCGTAGATATTTTATTCTATGGTGGACAGGGTGATTATGTAGATCCCGATGAATATGACGAAGAAGACGACAAAGGTGATTGTGATAGTGAAGATGAACGAGCATTTATGAAAGAAAATTATGAAGCCATTGACGTACCAAAAAAATCAGATAAAAAAATTAAGAAGGACAAGAAAACCAAAAAGAGAACTTCTGAAAACGATGAAGAAAACGAACTAGCCGATGTTGAGAAAGAATATCTCGATTTGATTGATACCAAGAAAACACTTACACAACAATTAAACAAGCGTCCAAAGAGTAAAATTCTTACCCATGCAATTGAAGATTGCAATCGATCCATTAAAAAATTGGTAAAGAAAGCACGTATTCGAAATGCAAAAGCTTATCATAAATTGATCCATGATGACAAGCAAAATACGAATGAAATCGATTATTTCAAAAAGAAGCTTTCAAACAAGGAGCAATTGAAAATCATGAATGAGCTCAAAGAAATAAATGCTCATATGAATATCGATAGACCATATCGTCTTGCTCTTTTAGAATCCAAGATTCCAGCAAAATTCAAGGCAATTGCTCTGCAGAAATTAAATACTCTGCGTCATATGGAACCAGGGGATAATGAATATTATAAAATCAAGAACTGGGTAGACACCTTCATGCGCATTCCATTTTACAATAACAAGAATCTCTCCATTACCATGGACGATGGAGTGGAAAAATGTCATGAATTTATGCAAAATTCCATGAAAATATTAGACGGCTGCGTGTATGGTTTGAATGATGCTAAACTTCAAATTTTACAGATGGTTGGCCAGTGGATATCTAACCCGTCAGCAATGGGAACGGCCATCGCTATTAAGGGACCTATGGGTACAGGCAAATGTCACGGGTACAATACCCCCATTTTAATGTACGACGGTTCAGTTAAAATGGTTCAAGATGTTCTCGTCGGCGATTTAGTCATGGGAGATGATTCGACACCAAGAGAAGTAATGTCTCTTGGACGCGGTGAAGATATGATGTATGAAATTGCTTCCAATAAAGGTGTTAAATACACGGTTAATTCGGAACATATTTTATGTCTCAAACCTTCTGGAATGAATCGTATTAAACCAATGAAAAACGAAAAAAAAGAAATATATGCGTATAAAACCATTTATTTCAATCTTTCAACTTGCAAATACTCTTGTAAAACATTTCCAAATGTGGAAGAAGCAGAGAAATATTTGAATTCATTGATAGAAAAACAAGAAAATGATATTGTACAAATTTCCGTGAAAAACTATTTGAAATTACCATTTCATATTCAACAATGTTTAAAAGGTTACAGCACTGGCGTAGAATTTGAATCAAAACCAATTTTATTCGATCCTTATATTATTGGTATTTGGTTAGGAGATGGTTGTTCAGAAAAACCAAAAATAACAAATCAAGACGCTGCTATTTTGAATTACATGCGCAATGAACTAAAGAAAGACAATCTTTCATTACATCACGTAAGCAAATACGATTACAATATTGTTTCAGATGAAAAAAATCATCCTCATCCTGGAATTAGCAAAATTACCGGATACGGATATGAAAATAAAAATATATTTATGGAATCATTACGTCATTACGATTTAATAAATAACAAACATATCCCTCATGATTATAAAACAAATGATAGAAATGTTCGATTACAAGTATTAGCTGGTCTCATTGATAGTGATGGTTGGTATGACGTTGAAAATCGTTATTTCGAAATAACACAAAAATCGAAACGTTTATCAGATGACATTTTGTTCTTAGCTAGATCCCTTGGTTTCGGAGCAACACAAAGTGAATGTGATAAATATTGTGTATACAAAGGAGAAAGAAAATACGGATTGTATTACCGTGTTACCATCTATGGTGATGGCGTTGATGCAATTCCTACAAAATGTCCAAGAAAACAAGCTACTAACAAAAAAAGACACAAAAATGCTCTTGTTAATGCAATTACCGTTCTTCCTATAGGACATGGAAATTATTATGGTTTCGAATTAGATAAAAACCATCGTTATGTTCTAGGTAATTTCGCAGTTACACATAACACAACGCTTGTGAAGGAGGGAATCAGTAAGATTCTTGGTCGTGAATTCGCATTTATTGCTCTCGGTGGTGCGGGAGATAGCAGATTCTTAGAAGGTCATTCTTATACTTATGAGGGTAGTAGCTGGGGAAAAATCGTACAAATTTTGATTGATAGTAAATGTATGAATCCGGTGATTTATTTCGATGAACTCGATAAAATCAGTGATACTCCTCGTGGTGAGGAAATCGTAGGTATTCTAACACATCTTACTGATACTTCACAAAATAGTCAATTTCACGATAAATACTTTTCGGATATTGATTTCGATTTGAGTAAATGTTTATTTATATTCAGTTATAATGACGAGTCAAAAGTAAATCCTATTTTGAAAGATCGTATGTATCGAATTCAGACAAAGGGTTATGATACCAAGGAAAAAACTACTATTGCAAGAAACTATATTTTACCAAAGATTCGCGAACAGGTCAATTTCAATGAAGAAGATGTTATTATTCCAGATGATACAATTCAATATATCGCATCTAGTAATACTCTTACCCACGGTGAAGACGGTGTTCGTAATTTAAAACGCTGTTTAGAAATCATTTACACCAAACTCAATTTGTTCCGCTTGATGAAACCAGACACGGAGAACATTTTTGCAAAGGAAATCAATTTGAAAGTGACTTTTCCTTATACAGTTACACGAAAAGACGTGGATGTCTTCATTAAAAATGAACAAACACAAAACCAATCTATGTTAGCCATGTACTGTTAATAATCAATGTTTGTATTTGATGTAATAAAAAATAAAAAATCTTTTTTTATTACATAATGTGGAATAAAATACCTTTTGATGTATTTGTCAATAACATCATGCCATATGCTTATCAAAAAATAGATTCCAAATTATCAAATGATATTCGCAATTTTGTATTTGATTACAATATGATCATCAATTATTACTATTTGGATCTAAATGAATATTGTTTATTAATTGATCTCATATGGTTTTGTAATTCTGTACCGTTGAATACAAACATACATTATAAATTTATTGATATTCTTGACCGTAATACTAGTTTCAAAAATTTATCTTTAGATGAAAAACGCGAATACATTAATAAAAAATTTAATTATGAATATACATTAAAAACAACAAACAAAAATAAATTTTTATTATCACTTTTGACCCCGGTTGAACGAGCGCAATTCATAAATAAATATATAATTATTTATTAAAATTACATAAAATTATTTTTTTATGTAATGTAGCGATGCTTGAAAACAGTGATATACAAGAAGTTGTTACTATTAAAAAAAGAATTGAGAATCTTATAAAAGAACAAGATAATGCACATTTGAGAAATGCATTGGAACAACTAAACCAATTTTTGAATCAAAATTGTTCTCATGATTATGTTGATGATTTCATTGATATCGACCCAGACCGAAGTATACAAATTATTTATTGTACTAAATGTATGATGACAAAACCTTAGGCCTGGCCGATTTGCATATCACCTCCGGTTTGATTGTATCCGCGTGTTTGTAGGGCTTGTTTTTGTTTTTCATCCATGCATAAGTATCCCATAGAGTTAGAATATGGACTAGCTTCACATTTTAAATCTCCATTTGCTTGTGAGTACATATCAAGAGATTTTTCTGTTCCGTATTCGGAAGAAGAATTTTGCAATAAATCAAAACCTTCTTCATTACCGTAAGTCGTTTCTTGATTATAGTAACCTTGCTCTTGAGTACCGTAAGTTGTTTGAACAGGGGCACTTGCAGCAAATTTTGCACCTATATTTGTATCTTTACTTGGTTGATAATTTGAAGAACCCAAAGGAAGATGAAGATTATCAAATCCTTCAGGATCATATGGCATAAAATACATACAAGAATCACATAGAGAAATTAATAAAACAAAAACAAGAATTACTATAGGTATCATATATTGAGCTCTAAATTTCATTTTGTATAAATAATTAAGAGATATTATTCC